GGACAATCTTGTCATTAACTGCAGCGGTGTACCCAACGTCAAGCTTGACTGTCTGGTTGTCCCAATCAATACCCGTTCCAGAAGCAGCCTTGATTCGCCCGGTAGCCTTAACAGCATTTGTAGTGCCATCAAGAATCGCAATGCTGTCTCCCTCTTCAAGGAACTGACATGCACCAAAGGTGTATCCGTTGACATGCTTCAGAGTAACGGTTGCGCCAATCGCCTTAAGCCCAGTGTCGTTCACCAAAGCAAGAACACCAGTTCCGTCTCCATGAGAGATTCGGTTCAACTGGTTAGTTGCATCACGAACAGCGTTTCGCATACGCAAGTCGAGATAATCAACGAAAGATCCTGCTCCCTGCTTAAACAGGTCAACGGCAAAACCGTCTACAGAAATCGTCCAGTACCACCGGCTCAACTCAACAGAAGACTGCTGGAAGCTCTCTGGGTAATCAACTGGCAGAAAAGCTCCTGCACTACGACCACCACCACCGTGTGAACGTGTAAGCTCCACAGCATGGTTAATTGAAGAACCACGGACATCTCCGTTGTATTTCTTCAACAGGTCAAACAACATGGTGTCCTGATAAATCGTATCGATAAATACAGGACGATAATTAGTCTTCAATAGACTGCTGATATCGGCTTGCGCTGTTACAGACACTTCTTCCTCCTAGGTTAGCCTCTCATGGCTTTTAAAAACGCAAGAGACGCTGCCTTTGCATCGTCCCAATTCTTGGGTGTTTCTTTCGGAACCCCTGTTGACCTCATCACTGAAGCCAACGACCGAGGCTGTTTAGCCTCTTCGGCCCGTCTCTTAAACGCGCCATCGGTATATTTACCAACCTGTTGCATATAATTACGCACCATTGTGTCGGCGTCTATATTTTTTCCTTCACTAGAGTGCATTAATGCAAACACTGTAGTTCTGGCAAGGTCTTTAAGCTCATCTGGAACCTTGTGCTTATCCAGAGCAGTCTCGACGTTTCCTGTGATTTCACGTCTCTGGCTTTCCATTAATTGGCTATTTACCTGACCTTGCAATTGTTTCACGGTCACAGAAAGTTCTGCATTCTGCCGCGCCATGTGCTGGGCCAGATTTGCCAAAGGAGCAACATATGGATCTTCAAGATCTAGGTTCTCAAACCCGGGAGGAAGGGTTGGCTGAATAGGCTCTGGAGTAGAAGCTACTGCCTGTCCTCCCCCTCTAACTAGACTCCCCAACGAGTCCATCATTTGTTTCATCTGGTTCTGATGAGCAAGATTCTGCTGCTCCATCAAAAGCTGTGTCTGCTTCAACTGCGCTTGCATGTGCTCAACTGAAGGGTCTTGTGCTGCAACGGCCTCACCTGCCACAGCTTGATTGTCGTCTTGTACTTGATCTTCCATTCTACGCTCCCATTAAAACTTCCTGAGATGGATTTATCCCGGGATTTGTTGCTTGACCTTCTGCATTCATACTTGGTGCCAAGTTTAGTCCACCACCCCGTCCCGGCGCAACCATCTCTTGTGGAAGCCCCGGCATTTGGCTCTTACCAGCCAATACAGGATTTTGTGTATTTTCACCACTTATAATCGCTTGATGCTGGGCAACGTGCATTCTAAACGCACTCTTCGCCCTCTCTGGAAGCTTGTACCATTCCGGGCTTCGCATTCTCTCCAGATGCTCATCAATGTGTGCCATGTGGTCTTCGTGCATCTCAACTTGCACATTAGCTCCTTGCTCAAGCTTGGTCATCTCAACCCTTGCTCTTGCTCGACTTGGCTCATCATTCCCTAGAAGTCGGCCCATCTCGCCATGTCTCTGCAGCTTCCAGTACATATTAACATCTTTAATTGCACCTAACTGCCAAGCCTCGTTGATCTGCTGACGGCGAATCTCTTCATTGTAAGGCATCATCTGAGAGGTCTCGATGTGAACCTTTACCTGCTTAGGAATAAAATCTCTGTAGAAGATCATGACATCTTCTGGAGTCCCAACTTGACCAAAGATCTCAATAGACCTTTCAAACGGGCCAAACTCTCTCCACAACTGCAGGGCCAGCGTACTGCTTAGCTCAACAGCCTTTACCATGTTCTTTATGGTTGGACCCCATTTCTGGCGATCTGCGGACATAACAACAGATGCCTGACGCCCTGACATAATCCCTTTAGAACTACCCCTGCTTACACCATGAGACCCTGCAATGTCCTCAATAGCCTTCTGGTATCGCTCTGGCGCATACTCCACGTAACGAGGTAGAGGGGGAGCAGACAAAAACGACGGTCTAAACTTCGCAGTTGACCGCACGTTCAAAATAGCTCCGGGTTGGTTTGGCACCCTTGTTGGCCCATCGACCAACGAGTTCTGTTCAGCTACAAGCCGAGGCTGCGCATGCATACGACGCGACATCCAAAGGTCGGTCTCTGCACTGTTCAGGTTGCGCTGCACTTCAAGTGCTTGGCGAATAGCAGATTCCCCCCACATTGTGGAAGGGTGCTCCATGTCATAAATTGGGTAGACCGGCAACTCCCGTCCGGGCAAGTCTTCTTCGTGCAGAACCTGTTGGTTCGCAACAACTATGCGACGGCCCTCTGGATACTCCAAGGTTGGCCGCTCATAGTAATTCAACACCAGAACCAACTCTCTCTCTCGGTCCACACTCTGGTATCCATCAACCTCTTCGTATCGAACAAAGTCACTGCTGTTTGCATCAGCCACAAGAGACTTTGCTTTAGCACCATAGACATCAATCAAGGTTTGCTTCTCTTCAAACTGACGTATGGTGACACTTTTTACCTGACTCCAAGTAGGACCGCCTTCAGGAAACACATCAAATGGAGACGGAGCAACAAACCTCAAATCCCCCATCTTCTTGTATGACCCCTTTGGGACCATAACCTCTTCAGTAAGAGGAGTTCCATACGGAGAATAGACCATCTGGCCATCCTCTCCGGTCATAATCTCCTTGCGAGTCTCATAAACAAGGTTTCCGTCCTTATCAACATCTTGAACCCATTCTGGGGGAGATCCCTCAGAATCCCACATAACACCCAGAAAACCAGTCCCGCATGTGAAGGTCCAGCCAAGTGCCGCCTTAGTTGCCTCTTCGTACTCTTTATCAATGTAGAAGTATTTTAGCAGACGTTCCATGGACCGAGCCATAGCCCTTGCATCCTTTCCCGGACGAACAAGAGACACAACAGGAACTGGGTCATTCTGCAATGCCACAGCAATCATCGATCTAAAGGCTTGAAAAAGGTAGTTGTGAGTCACTCTAAAGTTAGAAGGATCGTCTTGGCGCAACTTAGACAAGTCAACCAGTCGGTCATTCTGAATAACCTTATACTGGTCCCCATGAATCGCATACAAAGTCTCCATCCACTCGATGTGCTTTCGATTCATATTGCGCTCAAGAACCTTATACCGGCTCTTGATTCGCTGGGCAGTATTTAGATTTTTCACTGACTCTGCGTAACGTGCCATGACTACCTCTTCTGCCTATACAAAGGGAACTCTGGGTTTGCTAAAGCGTTTGGAAAAGGAACGCTTTGAGCCCGTCGCTTCCTCTCCTCAATGGCCTCATCTGCAGCCATCTCTCCCTCAAGAACCCCAAACCTTCTGCGATATTCCGACAACTCAGCCTCTGCTGCAGCCTGTTGAGCAGCGGCGTCAACAGCAAAGCGGTCAACCTCAGAAGCATAGCGTAAGTCAGCATACAAAGGCTGATTGCCCATAAGCTGACTTTCCCTTGCTTGCACCATTCCCATAAGAGCTTCTTGCCTACGTCTGTTTGCTGCCTCTGGAGTTGCCTCATACACAAGGCCCTGATTCGGAACATAACCTAAAGCTCCGGTTGCTGCCTCTCGCTGTGGAGGCAACGCTTGCATATTTGCCGGTGCATTAGTTCCCATCACATCATACACTGTCTGCGATATAGGATTGCGGGCAACAGGAGACCCCTGAAGCCCTTCGTTTGCAACTTGCCGAGCTACCATGTCTTGACCCGTCTGAACTCCAGCCTGCGCCATTGCCGGCATCGCTGGGGGCTCTGGCTGAGTTAAACCAAGTTGCGCTGCAACGGCGTCGGTCCCAGTAAGCCCAGCCCTCCCGGCCAACCCTTCACCAATTGATGTCGCAGTATTGAGGGCCTTCGTCACGCCAGTTTCTCCCATTCCTGCCGCGCTAGCTGCAGTCTTTCCTGCCGCTCCACCAATTGCGCCGCCAATCATAGCACCGACCGGCCCACCAAGGGCGGCTCCAGCAACCGTTCCAGCAGCACCAATAAGAGGGCTCAACCAGTCATCATCCTTTTTTTTTGGTGGAGAAACAGGTTTCTTAGCTGTTCTTCTTGCTGCCATGATTACTCCTAAAGCCAAAGGTTAAGCTGCTCGTCATCATCTTTCTTTTCTAAATCGTCGACAATCTTTGGGGGAGACTTGCTCCACCCCGTAGACTTAGCAACGGTTTTTTTCTTGACGACATCATCAACGCTGACCTGATTATGGACGAAAAGGGCGATCATTGCAGCAAAAAGAACATCGTCATGGCATCCCGCTAAATGGTCGGCTCGGTTTCGTTTCTCGTCAAGAACAAACGTCAAGCACTCATCTAGCACAGCCTTTATAGGTATTTCCACTGATTCATTTTCAATCGCCACATCAAACCTGTCGATAATCATATCCCGGGTTCTGTTATCCGTATGAAATCCCGGATGGTCTGTGAACTGCTGTTGCAGTGTGTTGTACCTCTGGGTGTAGTACAGCCTTGGGTACCCTGACTCAACAACTGCATGTGTGGTCAACATTCCGGGGCCATTGTACTCTGGTGCTAGCCATGCACAGTTATAGTACCAACCTGCATACATAATTTGCTTTGCAAGCTTGTCAGGCTTCAACCATGGGTCTTTGCCGTAAGCAACAAACCTTCTCTCTGTTCTGTCAAACACCACAAAGGAAGCCGAGTCCTGCCCAACTCCATGAGAAGCATCTGCCCCAATCACATACGAATGATTCTCTTGAGGCTTCTCCACAATGTGGATCCAGCCTTTCCTATCGGGATTCCACTGCAAGTCTGCCGGAGCCCTCCAGCTTTCCCTCTGCCAGTCATGAGTTTCCTCCGAAGTGACCAAAGAGCCAGTCTCAACATCCCGAGCCTTATCAATAAAAACCCTAACCTTCTCATTATTGAAACGAGGACGACCAGACGCAATAAACGCCTCTTCAGGTGTGCTCGGATACTCAACATGAAAGACCTCAACCTTGTTCCCGCATCGGGCTCGAATGCACCATCTTCTCCACTTTAGACAGTCCCAGTCAACGCCTTGGTTGCGTACCAGACGCTCCTCCTCATCGTCAATGCCCAGCATTGACCCAACCTGAGACGCCTTGGAGTCCTGACCAGAAAGCATAAAGCCTTTGTAGTCTTCAAAGCGTTTAAACTCGTCTGAAGTGGGGAGCCACTCATCACGATTCCGACCAACAAAACTAGCCCGATACTGAGGATGCTCAAACCAAGGAATAAAAATTGGAGTGTAATCAATCTCTCCATGAACTGCTTGCCACCACGTTTCATAGAAAAACCCTCCCTGACCGTTAGCTGTTGATTCAATCACAACTAAAGTATCGGGTTCATCTGGAACAGCTTGAGCGAAACCACGGAATGTTTCTTCTCCACGGGGCCAAAACGCAACCTCTGACCCATGAAGCATATCAATACGGTCACCACGACCAACTCCTGCCGCCCCCTGCCCTCCTGAAACCTTCTTACCTCCTGAAGACGCCGCACGTACCGTAATGGAAGAAGAGAGCCCGGGAGTTATTGATCTGGTTGATGCATCAGGGTTCTCAAAAAGCATTTCCTTTCTGTTGGAAAACCGCTTCATTGGCCGAACCATGTCATCAAGTCCGTCATAAAACGTCTTGTGCATCTTGAACAAGGCATCTGTCGTGTCTACGTCGTGAGCTACAATGTAGCCTCTTTTGTTCTCATAGAAGGTACACGCATGAAAAATGTTTGCTGCGACTAATGTAGATATTCTATGGCGACGGCTCTTCAGTACAATCAATCTCGATGGACGGCCCTCTGCCCTGTCCGAATCTATCTTGTCCTGAATTTTTGCCTGTGTCGGAAAGAGTTGTCCGAAGTGGACCAACTGTGATTGCTCGTTCACAACCTTGAGGTGGGCTGCCATGTAGTATCTCCTGTCCAGAAGACACCGAGCCAGATGGCTCTCCATTTCCATTTTCAAACTTTCTTCCTGCTGCCGAGACCCCTTTATGTGCTGCATCCCTTATCCTCGATAGCACTGTTTCAACGTGCCTCTCGTTAGTGTTAGCGCGAACTAAGTCACGGTCTAGTCCAAGAGTCTTTGCTGTGTTTAAGATTGCTTGGGTTCTGGCTCTAACTTGCCGCTCATGAATCCTCGGATCCAATGCCATTCTGAGGGAAACTCGCGCAAGCATTCGCCGGACGGGGTCGTTTCCTGCGTCTGAGAATCCAATGGCAAGGTCAAATCTATCGAGTTCTTGGCCAATAAATTCATCGACTTTTTCATCACTAGCTTTCCTTAAGTTTGCTGGCAGGAGTGCGTCCGCGCCGGTCTCTAGGACTGCGCTCGGGCTGGGTTCTGACTTTTTCTTTAAAGACTTCGACTGCGACACAGAGGTCTTCTGTAAGATGCTCTCTTTCGACTGCTTTGACTGCTTGTGTGAAGACATCCAAATACTCCTCTCCATTAAAATCGTAGTCGAGTGCCCTTTTAGAGTAACACAGTGGACACTCATTGCAGCCACAGTATTTCTTCTCCAGAAGCTTGCGTTGGTTGTCTACCATCGCAACCATGTTCTCCAAGCACCATCTGTACATTAACAGTTGTCTGCTCTGGTCCACAGTAGCTCCTAAAAGGGAATGTCATCAATTGCAGGAATATCAGGCTTTGCTTCAGTCTTTGGTTTAGGTTGTTCTTTTATCTCAACAACTTCAAGCCCTTTTTCTCCAGCAATCCACTCTGAGATTGTTATAATCCCGCTTTCGCCCTCAGAAGACACTTCACTCTCTTTCGACAACTGAGACTTTGGGATCCAAACGTCTTTACCTTGAATCGTGCAAAGCAAAGCCTTCTCAGTCTCTCTTTCTACCTGTGAACATTCAAACTCACACCACTTCTTTTCAAAACCCATCTCAAACCTCCCATCGGACTTCTTTCCTGAAGTCTCCGCCTTTAATTTCAATAATGTTTTCTTTCGCCATACCTTTCAACCGAGACCACACGCGAGAGCCTCTACGCATCTCCAGATCCTCTGAGGAAAGGTTTGTCGTCACAATCACCGGCTTTCCTGCGTCATACCGAATCATGATAATCTCTTCAAGCGCATCGAGAGCCCCATCAGAAGTTCTTCGGGAAGCCCCAAAGTCATCAATCAACAGATAATCGCAGATTCTTGCTGCAGCCAAAAACCGTCCACCCCAAGCCGCAGTCCCACTCTTTGTCTTGTCCTGAGAGAATCTCCACGCATGAAGCAGGGTATGCTCCTGAGCGTACAAACATGGCCTTCGATGCTTTACCATCATCGCCTTCAAAGTGTGTTGCGCGAGAAATGTCTTACCCGTTCCAACCGGACCCATTAGCACAACAGACTTGTGCGACTTGGGATTGATAATGATTTCCTTTAGAACCTCCATGGCCCTTTCGTTGAACTTGTTTCTGGTGGGCTTGGACTTTAACCGCGCCATAATCCCATTCTCAATCGCCTTTGCCGTCTCTGGCCTGCTGTCTAGCTGGCCAAAACATTTCTGCAAAATGCGAGGAACATCACACTTAATGCAACGAATAGAATAAGTATAGTCAGCACCTTCATCACTACCACGGGTCCTCCTCTTCACCAAGTGGTCTACCCCATCGCATCTTGCCCCATTGGGCATTGTCGTGCTGCACTGGGATTCGCTCATGATTACCATGTTCGGGTAATCTGGGTGGGTCTTCTCTTCCAAAACTAATGGTTGAATTGGCTGCCCCGTGTTGAGTTGAGCCAAAACGTCCTGAATTGTTATCACGTCTTCCTCCGTTGTCGTTGATGTCTAACCCTGCCTCCACCTGCTCATCAGAGCGCAGAAGCGTGTGAAGCTCATGCCTCACCAATTCCTCTTGCCTCCACGGGTCCATGGAGAATCCCGTAATAGCTTTAAGAACCTCTTCCTTACCAAAGCTCTTAAGTCTCGCAACAATCTTCGCATCTCTTTTGCTTCCTGATTTGAACTTGACCCGTTTTTTATGAAAGCAATTCGCCCAGTGCTCGAATACTTGCTTTCTCTCTTCCAACGACGGCGCGTTGTTGGAACTCTGTACGGATCGTCCATCACCTAGAAACTCCTTTAGCCTTTTGCCAAGCTCTGGATAAGCGTAGGAAAAACGCTCTAGCTCTAATTCAAGCTTAGTTGTCATTGCCACCTTTCCTCTTTCATGAGAAAGTCATGTCGTCGTTTTTGTTAAGACTTCCGGGCGGGGGGAGAACCTCATCTCTCCCCCTGCCCATTTTTAGCCCTGCACACTAAAGACTTCGCCAGTGCCCTCATCATAGCTGGCCTCAACAAAATCCCCTTCCTCGCTGAGAGTTCCCCCATCTGCATGAATTGAAGCAAACACCTGATTAACCCTTTCTCCGTGAGTAAATGGGTCTACAGGCAGCCGCTTAAACAGCCTCTTCATGGGAGCCTTTGCAAACATCTCATCAGCCCACTTGTTGTATGGGTTCGATGGGTCTGACTCTTTGAAGTTTTTGCTGCTGTTTCTAATGTTCATCAGATCGTCGTGACTACACAGATACATATGCTGAGTCCCGTCTTTCATGACAGCAAGAGCATAGGAGCACCGAACCTCGCCCCTGTTCTTCTCTGCCTTGGCAAACTCCAGCTTAACCTCTGAGCCCTGCTTGTACTCAAAGTGGTCATTGCTTCTGACAGTCTCATACTCGATACGGTTAAAGAGCCCTGTGCGATACAAGATCTTCGCAATCCCCGGTGCCCCAAGAATGAACTGCGCTGTTTTCCCGTAAGGGACCAGATAGCAGTCTCGGTTTGCAAAGGACAATCCGTGTCGAACGGCCTCCATTACTCCCGACATCATAGACATAGGGCTGCAGTCAGCCAGTCTTGAGTTCTGCTTACACAGCATGGAAGCATCAATAGCCACCTTTGTCAGAAACTTGTCTTCATCCCTAACGCCTTCTGGCATCAGTGTGACCAGTTTGTCTTTCCGCTCATGTACCAACATTTCCATTTTGCTTGCCATTTCAACTCTCCTTTGTTGTTATTTTCATTCCACCACGGTACGGCTTTCCCTCGGTGTAGTAAGATTCAAGATTCATATCTGGGTTGGCCTTATGGAAAGCTTTGATGTCGAACTTTCGACGACCGTTTATCCATGGCCACGAGATAAAGAACTTTTCGTTCTCTGCTCTTTCTGCTCCATCAATCAGCTTTGCCAGATGAAACCTCTCTTCATCTATTTGCTTCTTAATGTCTGCAGCTTCTTCTTTAAGGCGATTGATCTTGAAGATATGCTTGTCTGCTTGCGAACCAAGCTCTGAGACTTCCTTCTTTGAAACCTCTCCAAGTGCTTTAGTCGCATCGCCAAAGTCTGCTTCCTCAAACATAAACGCCTCGGGTTCATTTCGTTCCACTGCTTCAAGGAACTCAAGAGCAGCGGCTTTGGCCTGAGCGTACCAAGACGCATCAAAGAATATGAACCTGACTGCAAGTTCTTTGTTTTCAAGCAGTCCAATGAGGTACCCATGCGAGAACAGTGGCTCTCCAGCCTTTTTCTCAATGCCCCATATATCGTTGAGTATTCCCATGTACCATTGCAATTGGGCCTCATAATACTTCGGATGACCGCCATCTTTCCATTCCTTTGCTGTGTACCTGCCTACGTTCTTAATCTCGACAACTGCAGGTCCGTGTCTGTCGTTTACAATCCAGTCTGGGCTTGCTGCCAGCTTTGGGTGCAGTGGATGCTCAACCGTTCCAACCTCTGGAAGTGGAGAGAAGTCTGGCCTTTGATCTAGGGTAAACTTTTTGATAAGCTCTTCCATATACGAACCAACACGCACAATAAGGTTCTCTGGAGGGAGGGGTGGGGGGACATCTCCGCACATCTCAACAGCGAGCCTAAACTTACTCCCACCCCATCGGTTGATGCCCATAATGATGGCAATCTTTGACCCGGTGATTCTTTGGTGTCTGTATTCTGCCCTTTTCTCCATGGGAACATCTGGAGAGAACCGTTCATGCTTAAGCAGAACCTTTGCGTCTTTTTTGCTAAACATCATTTTCCTTTGCCCATACAATCTGCGATGGATCTCCGCTTAGTAGCCACTGAAAGTCCACGTCCAGAACGACTGCCAATCGTGCCAGCGACAGCAACGTCGGATTGTTGTTTTCCCAGAATCTTGTGGTTCTCCACATCAAGTGAGGAGACTCTCCTTTCTCTTCTGAGGCATCTTTAAGGGTGTACTTCTCGTAATCGTTTTGCTGTGCCAACTGATGAAGCGCATTCTTAGTTCTGCGGTTCACATTCATGAGCAAAGTCCCAACATCGCGAGATAGCAACAGATCTTTCTTTTGATCATCCATTGTTTCCTGACCTCCTGCCGTGTACATTAGTCGATGTATTACACTCCTGTCAATACATGAAAGTAAAATGGGTTGTTTTTTATGTTATCTGTAGACTCTATATTTGAAGTGCCAATGCCTCCAAGGGGTAAAGGCAGACCTCGCCACACTGTTATAAATGGGTCTGTAAGGGTGTATACCCCAAAGGAGACGCGCAAGTGGGAGCAGCAAGTTGGCGTTTCTGGCTTAAGCAGTCGCCCTGATGAAGTTATTGAGGGGCCTGTTAGGGTGGATATATTGGCAGTTATGCCCCGTCCAAAGCGATTATTGCGTAAAAAAGACCCTGATGGTTTGATATGGTGTACTAGCAAGCCGGATTCAGACAATATCCGCAAATCTGTACTGGACGCCTTGAAAACTTGGTGGAGAGACGACTCTCAGGTTGTAGATGGGCGCACAATGAAGGTATATGCAGAGAGAACTGGTCATCCGAGAGTTATGGTGAGGGTACGAACTTGGAATCCAGATACTGCAGAGCAAGCAAAGACGTTACTTGAGGGGGAATAGAATGTTTCGGTACAAGCCAGAGTATTATTTACGCAGATTAGAGTCTAAGGGCTGGACTCTAGAGCAGATTCAGAAGAAAACTCGCATTCATGCCTTGCGGCTTAAGAAGCTTTACCTCCCAAACTGCGTTCCAACCCGTGAAGAGATGGTAAAGATAAACTCTTTGTTTAAGGTCACCGCTCCATCTGCCACTGAACTTGTTAAGCAGGTGTGGAGCGAGGCGAACAGCACCAAGCCAGAGCCTTATATTGGGCCTTCTTTAACAGACAGGCAGAAAGAGATACTGCAGCAGCTAAGAGACAGCACCCATAAAGAGGTAATACTGACCCCAAAGGAAGCTGTTGTAGCTGGCAGATTAGTTAAACCGGGCCTTGTAAACAAAAGACTGGACGAGAAAGACGAAGAGTCAGTTCGGTTTTACAGTATTACTAGAGACGGAATTAGAGCCCTTCACAGTTTTGGCATCTGAGTCTTTCTTTTCGGGTGGCCATCCATTATGCCACTTGCCTCGAATACCCTCATCCCATGTTGTTCTTGGTTCACTAGGCTTTGCCACGTTTCCTCACAGTTCTACTGGCCTTTGATGCGGCCTTGGTGTTCTTCACAACCTGCTTGCCTTTCTTAGAGCCAGCAACTTTCTTTTTGTCAGTGGCTTTCTTTTGGGCTGGAGTAAGTTTACTCCACGCTTTGTCAGGCAGATACCGCTTGGTAATTGTCTTACCAGATTTAGTCTTCCGAATCGCAGGTTTCTTGTCAGATGTGCGCCACTTCTCGCCAGTCCACTTCTTTAAAGACTTCTG